CCGCAATCGGCACAACGTCGCCTTGAAAGAACGTCGGCAGCGTGACCTCTTGCGTCGACGTCGACGACTTGACGAGCTTATTCCGCTCCGTGTCGACGTACAGTTTAAGCAATGCCGCCATTTTTTAAAATGGGACGCGCGCCGGACAAACCAAGAAACCGGCACGCGCCCCCGAGTCGCAAAGACTTACGCCGTGGTCGCGTCTTTGATGACGGACATCGCTGCGCCGTGGCGGAGGTTGACGTCAACGTCGACCAATGCGGAACATCGGACTGTCCCTGCATTTCCGCCCGTGTACGGATCGACGAGGACATCGATCCCCGCGCCAAAGTAGCCAATCAACACTTGGCTGAAGTCACCGAAAATGATTCCAGAACAAGCGCTCGAGCTTCCCTTGGTGAGAGTCGACGGCACGATGTTCGCCACGGTCGTCGGGTATCCGAGTATCGTGTTGTATCGCCAATCGAACAGCATCAATCCGGAATTGGTTGCGATCTCAAGTTGACGCAACTTTTTCCGCACTTTCGCGTTGGTGAGGAATTGCATCGTCCCCATCGCGGCGTTGGCATTCTCCGGCCCTGCCTCGACGTCGCAAAGTTTTGCGTAAGTCGGAGCGGCTCCGTTTGTACCCATCGCGACAGTCGTCACGTCGGAGTGCTGCAAGATGCCGGTCGGCTCATTGGTTCCGCCGCCGTTTACCGCTGCCGAATCAATGGCAACCGCAAGCGCGTTCGTGATGTCGTTGCGGATCAATGACTCAACGTCTGCCGATGACTGAATGAGCAAACGCCGACCGATGTCGGTGTATGCCGCACAAGTTTTCGGTGACAACTGGACTTGACCGATGACTTGAGTCGTCTCGCTCGGTGCTGCATTTTCAGCAACCCACGAACCCGCTGCGCCCGTCGTGACTTTCGGCACGGAGACGTTTGACGAGAGACCACTCAACACGGTTGCGCCGAGTTGACCCATGACCATCCGAGCGCGTAACGCTTCGATGACCGGGACTTGAACAATCTCGTCAACGAGTTTCGCGCCAGTAGTTGACGCGCCCGCGGTGAGATCACGCTGACCGACGAACTTGTTGGTCACGTCGTTTGGCAAAAAGAAACCTCTCGGACTCTTGCCGCTGCGTTGAGCTACTGCGTGAGATGCTTCCATCTCAAGACCGGCGTCTTGCGGACGACCGGAGGCGACTGCCTCGATTGCGCGTTGCAATGAATACTCGCCAACCTCTTTGTTGGAGAGTCCGATTTCCTCGCGCTCATCGGACGGAACGGCGACCGGCTCGTTTGCTCTCTGCTCAAGCAAATGATCTTTGAACTGATCGGCGGACTTGCCCTCGGCGATGAATGACAACGCTTCGTCGGAGGCGTTGAACTGACGACCGATGGCGGCGATGTTCTCGGCGCGCTTGTCGGCTTTGACCTCAATGGTCGGTTCTGATTTTTCAGACATGATAATATTTTGTGATCTTTCTGCCTCGGGTTCTTCCGCGGCGGGTTCTGGCTCCGGCTCCGTTTGTGGCTCCGGCTCCGTTTCGGGTTCATTTTCACCGCGAGCGATTCCCACCGAACTATCGGCGGCAATACTGACGATGCTTATTTCGAGTGGAGACCAATTTTTTGCGCGGTAAACTTCCGGTTCACCGTTATTGACGTCGTCTTGGACAAACTCGTCAACCCGATACCCGACAGATGTCATCCGTCGAATCCCGTCCAAAGTGTCTTGAAATATTTCTTGGCCAAGTGCTGACCTACTGAATCGCACCGTCGCTCGTCCCACTCGGTCGGGATCGATGCGGGCATTTTCTATGACCCCTATCTGCTGGGTACGGTCGTGTTCGAGAAGCAAAGGCGATCCAGAGTTGAGCCTCTCGAGGTTGACGCTCTTGGGATCGTGATCGAGCACCTCGCGCCCGAATGAACGCTCGACGGGTTCCTCGCTTGAGAAAGCAAGCTCGACGGTTCGCTCGTCTTCGTTGATCGCAGACCGATCGAGTTCGACCGATCGTTGCTGCGTTTTATTGGTCGGCAGATTTTTCGCCATTTTGTTTTGTTTCATTGGTAGCGGTTTGTTTTGGTTTGAAGGTCTTGATCGCTGACATCATCTTGGCGACGGTCGCATCGTCCAGCCCGAGCGAGACAAGCAACTCGACCCCGGCGGCGGCGGGCATCAATCCGCTCACGATCTGCTCGATGACCGACAAGGCGGCTTGAATTTGCGCCCCATTGAGACCGGCATCGGCGGCGACTGCCAGGTTCCCCGGTGCTTCGTCGGTTGCTGGCTTGCCCGCTTTTGTTGGCTTTGCTGGATTGCCGCTCGACTGCTCGTCGTCGTCTGGCTCGTCGGTTGCCTCGATGATCGGCGCGTCGCCCAAGACTATCCCCGCGGTCTCGATCAGCGTTTGATCTTCCGCAAGCTCATCAATGACGTCCTCGAAGTCGCCGCCCATCTCGGCAACCACTTGCCGCCGGGATTTGAGACCTGACTCGATGCTGGTGATGTTGGCTTGAACGTCTTTGAGCGGATCGACCCATTGCCAGCGACGACCGCGGAACTCTGCCGCGTTGAACTTGTCCATTTTCTCGGCGGGTAGCTTGAGCGCATCGGTCAAGAGTGCTTGCTCGAGCCACGCAAAGAAGACCGGGCGACAAAGATGATCGATAATAAAATTCTGGTGCGTCTTGTATTCTTCGCGTTCGTCCAAGAGACCGGCGCGGATCGACGAGTAGTTGACGCCCTCGAGGTCGTTGGCGAGCGTGTTGTAAGAGACGCCAAGACCGGATGCGACGCCACGCAAGACCGCTTTGTTGAAGTCACCAAACGCGCCGTTTGGATGTTGGAAGTCGACCGTTTTAAAATCCATCCCCATCGGGAGACGCTCGAACGATCCCGGTTCAGCCTCGTAAACAAGATTGCCGTCGGCGTCTTCGCTCGAGACATATCCGTCGGGACTGGTCTCCGTGTAAAATCCCATCTTGCTCGCGCTGACTCTTGCCGCCACAAGTTCCGCTTCGCGGTATCCCTCAAGCATTCGCAAGCCGGTGATCGAGCTTGCAAGCCAAGGCACGCCTTGCGTTTGACCGGGTCGATCTTTGACGAACAAGTGCAAGACCTCACTTGCCGGGATGCGCTCGCGCTTGTTTGCGGAGTAGCCCAAGACATGAGTGTCGCCGGGATGCCGTTGTAAAACGTGGTAAGCAACCGGCTTGCCGAATTTGTCCGTCTCGACGCCAAACCGAATTTGACCGTCGGCGGTCTTGTCATTGAGATCGTGATCGAGATGATCCGCCTCGATGATTTGCAACGCGAGCTTGTACGGGTTCGCGTAACCGCGGACGAAACGAATCAAGACCGATCCGTCTCGAGCCATTGATCGGAGTGCCAGACGTTGCACGTCAATCCAAGTTGTGCATCCGTCGACGCAGCAACTCTCTTTCCCGCCCCAATCAGAAAACGCGCCCTCGATCTTTTTGTTCGCTTGCTGGTCTAGGTTGCCCGAGAAGTCGCGGGACTTCATTTGTAACTTGATCCCGGTCGAGCCAAGCACGTTGTTCTCGAGTGCCTTGAAATAGCGGCGAGCGTAGTCGTTGTTGCGTTCGAGTTCTCGGGCGCGCGCTCGGAGAGTCTTCAAGTCGCCTTTGATCTCGGCGTCGCCACTTGAGATGACCGTCGCCCAATCGTTCGTAAGTCGGTTAATCTTGGCCGCGGCAAAATTACGCTTGGCAATCTTTGGCTGAAAACCGAAACGGTCGGCAAGCCGGGTGAAAAAGTTCATCATTGAAATCTCGTGAGAATAAGACGCCCCGATCCGCGCCCCGCTTTGAGACGCTCGACCGCTTTCTCGCGCTCAACCTCAACCCGGTAACGTGAGCGCATGGCCAAGAGTTGCTCGTGCGGGTAGCTTGAAAGCGAGTTGCCCTCGACCGAGAATGATAAGACCTCTTTGGTCGCGCGGGATTCGAGAACTGCCTCGATCGAGTCGAGAACAGTTTGAGCGTGCGTGCGCGGATCGAATGCGCCGGACTGCGCCGGGTTGGGCAGAACTTCGAGAAACCCGTCAAAAACTTGAAACTTTTCCGAGCCTTTTGCGACGACGCCTTTGAGGTCGTAAAGACCCACGGCATACAGGCCGGAGATTCCGTAGCTGAGTGTAACAAGATGATCGTCTCCGTCTGCCGTCGCGGCAATCGCCGAAAGTGCGATTCCGTTTTTTCGCGGGTAATAGGTGAGAACCCAAGAGTCGCTCGCCTTGTAGTCCGCAAGTGACTTTTTCCACATCCACGTCACTCCCGCTGTGACTGTCTCCGGTTCTTTCGTCGGTATAGCCGCCGCCATTTAACTTTG